TATAACGACACATTAACTTTTATTAAAGCCGATTCTATGAATTTAACTATAGATGAAAGACAAGAATATATAAAAGATTTAAATAAAGAGTTTGGTTATGAAACAAGTCGTAATTTAATTACAATAAAAAACAACACTGAAATTGAAAATGAAGAAAAAACAGTACTACCTTTAAGTAAAACTCAAATTGGTTCTAAATATAATATTAATATAGACACTCTAAATAAATTTATAGAAGTTAAGCCTAAAATTGGTGGAGTTACTCAACAAGCTCCGGGAAGAACAGACCCTATTGATTTAGTAACAAATGACATGTTAGTTAATGCAGGTTATATTACAGAAGATGAAAACAAATTTTCTAATATTAATTCATTTAAAAAAATATATGCTAGAAGAAAATTTATAAACGATTTATATAAAGACTTAAACATTTAAAGAGTTCTATGGGAGTAATTAACGACACATGGGGTTCATCAAGTCTTTCTAGTTTTTCTAATAGTTATACATTAGACGATCTTGAAAAAGATGATGAGTTTCAAAAAACTTCAGAAAGGTTTTTAGAATCGGTTGGTGAAAAATCTGATGATGTATTTGAGTATCTAAGAGATTCAGATTTTAATCTGTTTTCAGGAATGAACAGAGCCATGCAAAGTGGCAAGTTTACTGAGCAACAAAAAAAAGACTATGCTTATCTTCGTTCTAAGTTTGATAATGCAGACATGGGAAGCTTTAAACAATATGCTGAACTTATTAAAGATGCAACCTTAGATATTGTTACAGACCCTACAGCTATAACAGCAGCTTTACTTACGCCTATAACAGGCGGAACCTCATTAGCTGCAAGACAAGGAATAACTACAGCAGCTTTACAAGGCTCCAAAGCGATTGCAAAAAATAAACTTCAAGATGTTGGTAAAAAACAAATCCGAAAAGCTACAGCTATTACAGGTGCTGAAGTAGGAGCTTGGACAGGTCTTGACAATCACTTCAGACAAAATACAGAAATAAATGTCGATTTACGGAAATTATATTCTACACCAGAACTTGTAGGTTCTGCAGCTCTTGGAGCTATTACAGGTGGCGTATTTGGAAACTTAGCACAAAGACATAGTTTATATAACGAAGATTTAAATAGACTATTTACAAACGATGAATATAGAAAAAATGCAGGTAGTGAGTTACTGTTTAAAGCTAGAAAAGCTAAAGATACTTTACTCGCTAATACAGTAGGTAATCCAACTAGAATACTTAGAACAACTGCAGAGTTTTCTCCTAAAGCCAAAGAACTAGGTGAAAAATTTAGTGAAGAATTTTCAAAACAAATAGGCAAACGAACTACCAGAAGATTAGGGTTTAGTTATTCTGAAGACCTTAATAATACTAGAGGTAACTTCTTGCTTGATTTTGATGCAGCAGTCAAACCTATTAGAAAGACGGGACACATTACTAAAGATAATGAGTTAGCTGTTATTAGAATACTTAGAGGAGCTTCTGATAAGGGAGCTAGTGATGAAGTAAAAGCAACAGTTTTAAATTTAAGAAAGTTTTATGATAAGATTTTAAAAGAAGCTGAAGAAGCTGGATTGGAAGCACCTAGAATTGAAAATTACTTTCCTCGTTCTTGGAACAGACAAGCAATAGAAGAAGACACAGAAGGATTTAAAAAATTATTACTTTCTGAAAATGTAGAAGGTATTACTGCTAAGAATGTAGATGATGTTATAGAAGAGATGTTAGATAAACAAAATGAATTGTATGCTTCACACTCTATATTTCTTACTCAAGCTCGAACATTTAAAAATTTAAAAGATAATAATTTTGAAAAGTTTTTAACTAATGACTTAGTTCCCGTAACTACAAATTATTATATGGGTGCTGCTAAAAATATAGAGCATAAAAAATCTTTTTTACTTCCGGGTAAAACTAATAAGTCTTCTGAAAATCAGTTTATAGAAAGATATATTAATCCTATAAATAAAGAACTAAAAAAAGTTAGAAAAAAAGGACTTACACGAAAAGATAAAAAAAGAATAATTGACCTTTACAAATCTGTAACAGGACAAGTAGATTATTTTGATAGTGGTTTGATACAAGGCATTTACGACACTACAAAACTTGCAAATGCGATGGCATATTTACCACTTGCAACTCTTTCTTCTGTAACAGAAGCTATGATACCTTTAGCTAAAGCTCCTTTAAATTCAAACATTAAGGGTATGCAGTCTGCTATAACAAAAGGACATAAAATATTTACGACAGAAATAGGAAGCCTTCTTAAAGAAAAACACAATATGACACCTGATGAAATAATTCGGGAAATGAATGGTGTCTTTATAGCGGTAGATGAAGCTATGGGAGATGTTACTAATCGAATATCTGGAGAAGGATTACAAAATGAATTTTTAAAAAAACAAGCAAGAAGATTTTATAGATTTAACTTACTTGTACCTTGGACAAAAACTGTACAACTTGCAGCCTTTTCTACCGGTAAAGATTTAATAAGAAATAACTTAACAAAACTTAATAAATTTAAATTGGATGGTGCAGATATACTAAGTGAAACAGCTCCAATAAAAATTCAAAACTTACGAAGTGAATTATTTGATTTAGGAATAGATGTTGAAGATGGTATTAGATGGTTAAATGCAGGAGCTAAACAAAGCGATGCTTTTTATAATGAGCAGTTAGTCAGAGGAGCCGGTAGATTTACTAACTCTATTATTTTACCAACCGCTAGAGAGTCTGCTAGAGTACCTACTTATATGACTAATCCTAAAGTAGATATTTTTACACAGTTTTTAAGATACCCTACAGTGTTTGGAAATACAATTTTAAAAAACTTTGCAAGAGATACAATTAATAATCCAGCAACTAACGCACCAAAAGTAGCTGCTTTTGTTGCCATGTCTACTAATGTTGCTAAAGCTACTAACTATTGGAGAACATCAGAAGAGAATAGAGAACGTATAGATAGCGGTGAAGATTCTTGGAAAGATACTTTAAAAGCTTATCAACGTGTAGGATTGTTAGGTCCTATAGAATATGGTGTTAGATTTACAGAAGCATTAGCCTATGGTCAAAATCCTGCAATAGCTACTGCTAATTTAGGTGGACCAGTTCTTAACGATATTGTTGGTATAACTTTATATAACAGAGGTTTGTTAGAAACAGGGGCTAGAAAGTTACCTTTTATAGGAACTAAAAACTTAATGAAAAAGTATACAGGATTTGAACCTTATACACCAATACAAGAAATAGCAAAAGAACAAGATAAAAAAAATAGAGCAGCTTTTGAAAAATATGCTGAAATTGCTACAGGAACTGAAGAAAGAGTCGAAGGTTTTAGCGAAAGATTTAACAAACTAGAAGGCTTTAGAAGTGAGTTTAACAAAGGTGGTAGAGTTGGTTATGCTGAAGGTTTAGGTGTTTCTAAAGATGTTAGTGATGTAAAGAACGAACCTGAAAATAGAATAGACCCCTTTACTGGACAACCTTATGCTGTCCAATCTCAATCTTTACAATCTTCTTTAATTAGAGAAGAGACACAAGAGCAGATGAGTAGATTAGGGTTTGATAAAGGTGGGCGTACTGATAATTTTATTTTAAAAAGTATTAAAGAATTAGCAAAAGAAAAAAAATATAATTTTGACTATGAAAAAGCGTTTGATGAAGATGGAAATAGAATAGATAATATTTTAGTTAATAAAGGAGATACTAAGTCTGATTTTGTAAGAGATATTTATTTAAATGCTAAAGCTAGAGGATTGAAATATCCTGAAATTGTAGCTTCCCAAGCTGCTGCTGAAAGCAGATACGGTGCAAGTAAACTTGCTCAAGAAGCTAACAATCTTTTCGGTATTAAGCTAAGAAAAGATGAAGAAGGACTAGCTAAAGAATTTATGACTAAAGAAGATTATGGAAAAGGTCAAGTACCTGAAAAAGCTAATTTTAGAGTCTTTAATTCTGTAGATGAAAGTATACAAGGATATGATAATTTTATAAAAAATAAAAGATATTCCAAAGCTTTACAAGCTGAAACTCCGATGGAATATCTACAAAGAATTAAAGATGCAGGATACGCAACTGACCAGTCTTATGTTCAGACGGTAGGAAAGGTATATCAACAGTACAAAAATGAAGGTATATTTGACTAATGCTGCTTTACACAGAGAAACAACTAGACAAAGCTTATCGTATAGATTGTAAAGCTCGTACAATTTGTAACGAGCCTTGGATACAGCGAGAAGACTTTAGACCCTTGTATGAAGACCTTATAGAGTCTTATATGATTGCATACAACGAAGATGATATACTTGGTGCAGATGTACCAGAGTATCTATTAGATTCTATAAACGATTTACTTGAATCAACTTTAACCTTGGATAAATAATATGTTCCCTTTTGAAATTATAACAATGCTTGGCTCAACTCTTCTTAGTAGCTTACTAAGTCTGTGGTCTCAACGTATGAAGGCTAAACAAGATGAGCAGAAAATGTTGATTACAAGGGGCGAGTTTCAACTCAAAGCTGTAGAGTCTGCAAGGAACGTACAAGATAAAGGCTTTCAATGGACAAGACGTATCATTGCTTTGTCTGCAATCTTTGCAATCGTTATACTACCTAAACTCGTAGCAGTATATTATCCAGATGTCGATGTGACAGTAGGCTATACATTATTTCAACCGGGCTTTTTATTCTTTACCGATGGTAGAGAAGTCTTTCAATGGATAACTTTCCAAGGCTTGGTAATTACGCAACTAGATACCAACTTAGTATCAGCTATTATAGGCATGTACTTTGGTGGTAGTTTAGTTAAAAAATAAAAGAGGGCAAAATGAATAACAACATGGGCATGAGTGGCTTCAGTGGAGATATGGATAGGAATGAGGTTGAAATAGACCTTAATAAATTCATGGCTTTGCTACAAGAGAAGTCAGAACTAAAAGATAGGATAAGAGAGTTAGAAGATGAAAAGAACGATAACCCTTATCAAAAACTTATCTTTGTTGCTCAAGCTGTAGATAGCTGGAGAATTATACCTCGTGCTTTTTTAAGTGTGTACATGTATTTATTATACTATACCACATTCTGGTTCATGGGATTAGAAGACCCTACCATGCAACAATCAGGGTTAATATCGGTAGTCGTAGGGGCAGGAGCAGCTTGGTTTGGTCTCTATACAAATTCATCTAAGTCTAAAGGAGACTTTACAAAAGGAGCTAAATAAAAATGACAAGGAGAGGGCTAAACCAAGATTTATTGGGACCACTATTTATATTAGGTTTATTAACAATGTCGTTCGCTGCAAGTGCAGACCCCGTTGGTGATTGTACAGCCGGTACTCAGTATTGTGAAGACAATGGTTTAACTACTATTAATACTACGGTGACTACTAATACTAACACCAATAATAATACTAATACTAATACCAACACTAATACTAATACAAATAGTAATACTAATAATAATACTAATGTAAATACGAATACAAATACGTCAACTAACAATAATAACAATGTTAATACATCAACTAACACAAATAACAACGTTAATACTTCCACATCTACAAGCAATAATACCAATACTAATAACAACGTCAACACATCTACGTCTACATCTAACTCTACTGTAAACTCTACAGTAAATCAGAACGTAAATAACAACAGTAATTCTACTAGTAACAATACAAATACTAATAACAACACTAATGTTAATACATCGACTTCAGATTCTAATGTTACTACTGATAATACGAATACCAATAATAACAACACCAAGTCTGATAACACTAACAGAAATATTAACGAGTCCAACTCTACTCAAACAATCAACCAGAATGTACGTAGTAAAGCACCCCCTGCTTCTGCTATTGCACCTAGTATTATGTCTTACTCCCAAGACCTCTGTACTGTAGGTCGTTCTGGTGCTTTTCAAGGGCAAGTATTTGGTCTGTCCACAGGTAGTACTGTGACTGACGAGAACTGTGAACGCTTAAAACTTTCCAAGTATCTATACGATACCGGTATGAAAGTCGCTTCAGTTTCTATACTTTGTCAAGACCCGAGAGTATTTAAGGCTATGGAAATGGCTGGTACTCCTTGCCCTTATCAAGGTCAGATAGGTAAGGAAGCTACCAAAGCTTGGGCAGAAAATAAATCAAAAAGACCTGATGCTAAAGAACAAGAGAAACTTTTTATACAGCAATGCAAAAACGATAAAAATCCTAACAGAGATAAAATCAATAAAGATGTGGTAGGTTTAGTTAAAAAAACTTACACAAAAAAAACTAAAACTACAAGGCAATGCAGAAAAGAATTTTATGCTACGCAGTAGCGTGTCTTTTAAGCGTTAGTCTTTTTAGTCAAGTAACTACTACAGTTACATCTAATAACAAACTCTGGGATTTACGTTTAGATAACGCCACTGATATGTCAGCCAGTGATGATGGTACATCACAAAGCTTTAACTTCGGTTTTGATTTTACTTTCTTTGGTGAAACTTTTAACAGTGCTTACATGGCTAGTAATGGTTGTCTAATCTTAGGCTCATTATCAACAGCTAACACATGGGAAAAGAACTGTACTCAATACAATCCTAGCCCATCCCCTAACACCAACTATACAATGTATCCTTTTTGGACTGACCTTATTATGGGTCAAAACTCTTCTATGTTAGCCAAAAGTTTTGATGATAAAGTTATTTTTGGTTGGTATGAAATGTGGGAATACTATAGAGATTCTAAAAATACTTTTGAGCTTTGGTTGTATCCTAATAATACTTATGAAGCTATCTATGGTCAGTTAGATATTCAAAACCACGATGTATTCATAGGAGTGCAGGGTAAAGAAGATGAGTTTGAACCTTATTATTTTCACGATGAATGTAATACAGGAGTTATTAATTTAACCACTTGTGTTAATCAAGACTGGAATGATATAGGTGAAAATCAAACCTTAGAAAATGGTGGGTCTATTTTCGTTGGACCCGCTATAGATTGTAGCAACCCCTTAAATGATACCAGTTGCTCAGGCTATGCCGATGCTTACCAAACTCAACAGTGCGACATAGACCAGTTATATTCTGAGTCATGTCCTTACTATTGGGATGCCTATGACGACCTCCAGTGTAATCTAGACCCACAGTATGGACCATTCTGTCAAGGTTATAGACAAGAAGATTCAGTGGCTTACTTTGAAGAAGAGATTGATTATGGTTATCAAGAAGAGTATGACATGTATGACACTTTTGAAGAGCCAGAACAGTACGGTTATTTTGAAGAGCCTATGTTTGAACAAGAGTATAACACTTTTGAAGAGCCTGAGTACACCTATGAAGAAGAAATAATCTTTGAACAGATGTTTCCACAAGAAGAACACCGTGAATCTTTTGAAGTTACACAAGACTTTCAAAGGGAAGAAGAGATGTTTATGCCAATGGAAGAACCAATGCTAGATGAGTTTATCTTCCAAGAAACATTTTTAGTTGAAGACTTCAGAGAACCTGAAACGTTTATAGAATTAGAAACTGTAGAACAATTGGAGGAATGGTTTGAGGAAGAGACAAGGATGGAAGAAGAACTTGCGTATGCAGAGGAGCCGGAAGAGGAGTTTCTTGAAGAAGTCTTTGAAGAAGAAGCTGTAGAAGAAGTGTTTGAGGACATCGAAGAGATGCGTGAAGAGATGGAAGAAGAACGTATAGCTGAAGTAAAAGAAGAAAGACAAGAAGAACTACAAGAAGAAGAAGTAATGATAGGTGATATACGCCCAGAAGGTAAGAGTTCCATTAGTAGAGAAATGGCACTGAATGTTGTCTCCTCTACTCTAAGCACAGCTAAGTCTAGTGTTAGTGGGACTACATCAGGAAACTCTATACACGCTACAGGT